ACATCAGGCGAGAACTCCGAACCGTCCAGAAGTCGCTGGAAAAACAAATTGCCAAAGCGGTTCCTGAGTTTGGCCAAGCCGAAAAGGTTTTTAAGCAGGCAAGTGTTCCTGTTAATCAAATGCAAATAGGGCAGCAGCTCTATGAAAACCTCGTTCCACCGCTTGCACAAGGCACTGAACTGCAAAGGCTGACGCCCGCCGCATTCGCTCGCGCTGCTGGAAACATGGACGAACTTGCAAGGTCCGTAACCAAAGGCCCGCGCGGAATTCGCGCTGCAAACGTCATGACGCCGGAGCAGATGAATACGATTGAGGCAACCCGGCAGGCCCTAGCAAGACGAGAGCAGGCAAGGATTCTGGGCGCTGCCCCAGGCTCCCCTACAGCGCAAAACCTAGCAACGGAAAACATCTTGCGAAGGACCCTTGGGCCGATTGGATTTCCTCAAACAATGCTTGAGCAAAACATCCTCCCTTCCCTGCAAGGCGCGGCAACTGTCTATGGCAAAGGGCTTCAGGCTCTTGGCCTTGAAAAGCGAGTGCAAGAGGAGCTAACAAGGCAGATGACAGACCCCGCAAGAGCACTGGCTGCATACAATCAAATTGCCCCAGCGCAAGGCGGGAGAATGGGGCTGCTTGATTACATCACGCCGGCATTTACCTCTAGCGCTTTGGGCGCATATAACCCGTGATGGCCGAGTTCCACAAAGCTCATTCGTTCGTCTCCAAATGGGAAGGGGGTTACGTCAACGACCCCGCAGACCGAGGCGGAGAGACTATCTTCGGGATATCCCGTAGGGCACACCCTCACTGGGCGGGCTGGAAGATGGTGGACGCTGGGGATAGAGACTCGGAAGCCCTCAAGAGGGACGCCGAGAAGCTCTACCGCATGAGCTATTGGGGGCCTATTCTGGGAGACCAGTACCCCTCACAAAAGCTAGCTACTTTGGTTTATCAAGCTGCGGTAAACTGTGGCGTGAGTACAGCAGTCAAGTGGCTTCAGAAGGCGCTAAACGCTAACGGGGCCAACCTGAAAGAAGATGGCAAAGCAGGGAACCATACCCTGCACGCGATTTACGAGGCTGACAGAGAGTCGGCAACGTCAAAGGTAGTTGAGGATTTCAAGGCCCTTCAGAAAGCGCACTATTACACGCTGGCAAAAAAGCCAGACCAAGAGCGCTTTCTGATTGGATGGCTCAACCGCGTGAACGCTGCGTGAGGACGGTATGGAGTTATCGAGAGACATAGGTCGGCACGATGCCGAGATTGAAGCCCTCCAAAAAGAGATTGCTGAACTTCGACAAGAGATAAAGCAAATCAGCAAAATCCTGAACGAAGCCCGTGGCGGCTGGCGCACAATGATGCTGTTGGGTGGGGCCGCTGGCGCAGTAGGAGCGGCCATTGCAAAACTGGCGCAGTTCCATTGATTGCAGATACCATCGCTGCTGTGTTTGGGAAGGTTCTGGACAAAGCCTTCCCTGACCCTATCCAGAAGGCCCAGGTTGCTGCTGAACTTGAACGCCTCAAGCAGGACGGCGCTTTCCGGGAACTAGAGATAGCCATAGGCGCTATTAAGGCCGAGGCGGGAAGCTCCGACCCTTGGACCTCTAGAGCCCGCCCTTCTTTCCTTTACGTCTTTTACTTCATCCTGCTGGGCTTGGTTATCCTTGCCCCAGCAATCGGAATCATGCGCCCTGACGCCATGCGGGAATTTTTCCTGAATGTGAAGCTGGGCTTTGAGGCAATCCCGGAAGCTCTATGGTGGACGTTTAGCGCCGGGTATCTTGGCTACACAACAGCACGAACCTATGAGAAGGGAAAGAAATGAATAACCTCGGACTACTCGACCCTCGCTTGATGGCGTATCTACAGCAGGCGCGCTCTCAGATGCAGCCTAATCCCGGAATGCCTAACTTTGCTCCGCCTACGAATATGGGCCAATATGCTCCGCCTATGCCGCGGGTTGTTCGCCCTGGAGGAATGATGCCTCCGCAGGGGATGATGCGTCCTGGAATGATGCAGCCTAATATGCCCGGAATGATGCCCACGAATATGGGGCAATACGCGCCTCCGATGCCTCGCGTAGTTAGGCCGGGAGCGGCTCCTCAGAATTATTTCCCAGCTCCGATTGTTCGCTCGGATGGTCAGAGCTATTTCCCAGCTCCCATTATTCGCTCTGACGTACCTATGGGAACTATTAGACCTGGCGCTCCGACGCGCCCTCAGCTCCCGAGTGATAGGACGATGTATACCGTTAACAGGCCCTTTGCAGTTCCGTGAGGCCAGCTAATTACGACGGCCTAAATCACTTTCGCAAAGAGTGGCTAGAGGCAAAGAAAAGGGGATGGAATACCGAGCAACTTGCGGCAAGGTTCGGAATTACATTGCGCCAGACCTTCCAGAAGCGCCGGGACTGTGAAAAGTTCTTCGGAGATGGATTGCCGTCTCTTGGAAACAACAAGAACATTCCAAACCTTGACCACCAGCAAATCCCGGTCGGGCGGTACATCATCGCTTCAGACCTGCATCTCTGGCCGAATGTTCACTCCAGAGCCGAAGAGGCTTTCGTCAAGGTCCTTTCCTCCAATCACTTTGACGGACTGATTCTGAACGGTGACGTACTTGACGGCCCTGCGGTCTCAAGGTACGGAAAACGGATGGCGGAGGATATCCCGCATATTGTTGATGAAGTGTCTAATGCCCAAAAACGGGTGCGTGAGTACGTCAAGGCTTCAAAGAACAAAAAGCTCACGCGCCATCTTATCCGAGGGAATCACGACTGGAGGCTTGAGAGTTATCTCTTGCATAACGCCCCAGCAGTTGAAGGACTGCCAGGAACAAAGCTAGAGGATATCTTCCCAGATTTCGTGATTTCCATGTCTGCCAATATCACCGACAGGATTGTAATCAAGCACCGGTGGCACGCTGGGGTTCACGCTGCATACAACAACGCTGTTCGGTCACATACTGCTGCGATGGTCACCGGAGACACGCACCGACTCCAGTTGACCCGATACGCCGCTTATAACGGGGTAGCTTATGGTGTAGAGACCGGCTTCCTAGCTGACCGTTACGGGCCACAGTTCTCCTATGGTGAGAACAATCCACAGAATTGGTGCGAAGGCTTCTGTGTTCTGGAGGTGGAGGACGGAGAGCCGCATATAGAGCTTATCGACTGCTCTCGCAAGAATCCCAGGTTTATGGGGAGGTCGATTCATGGACGTAATTAATATGGAGGATAGGCGCCGAAAGAAAAAGGAATTCGGCTCCTACGCATGTGGTGAATGCGGCTTCGAAATGTGGGCGCTATGGACCGACAGTCGCGTGACATGCTGCAACTGCGGTGCCATGGCTGCCGACATTGTTACCAATCTTTTGAAAGATTCGCCGCCCAGCGAGCATTCGTGAATCCTAACTGAGTCGCGAAAGGCTCAGGGATGAAGTACCTAATCCGGTGGTCATAGACCGCCCCGTTCTCGTCAACCACATAAGTACCTACAGAAGCCTGCTTGCGAACGCCGGCGTTAGGGTCTGTCTTTTTACCCCGCCATTCTTTCCAAGGGTCCGGGGGCGTATCTACAACTTTCATGCGTCCACGGAGAAGTCCGGCGTGTAGCTTGGCGCACTCTAGGGCCTCTGCGTCGGCTTCTTTGCGGGTCGGGAAACGATATCCCTGACTTGCTGTTCCCCCGGTCACCTTAGCCAGCATGGGGCGGTAGATAGTGTCAAAGAAGTATTTAACGTCCTTCTGGAATTGGGTCAGCGCAATCATGGTAGTCCCCTTTTTGTTTACCTAATTATGCCACGCCTAACATCTTAAATGCTGTTGCTGCCACTGCTGGAACTTGTCCGTTCCCAATGGCTTTAAGTCTGTCCACCCGAGCGGCCACCCCATCAGCCACTCGACCCACGTTGGGTTCAACGCGCCAGAACTCTCCGACACAGACTGGCTTAAAGAGATTTGTTTCCCTTTCTCCATTCTGCGCTGAACTGCTCCGCTGGACAGATTGCCCCTGTCCCTGTTGTCGCTGGCTTGAGGTGTCGGCCACTTCGTTACCGCAGTCGCCAACCCATCTCCGCTGGTCTTGCTCAAGCCTTTCCGGTTGTAGTTCCCGCATACCGTTGGAGTATGCCACGATCCAGATTCTGTCTCGCTGATGCGGGGCACCAACGTCTGCCGCTCCCATAACATCCCACTGCGCGTCATACCCGAGCGAGGCAAGGTCTGCAATGACTCGGGCTCCTCCTCTAGTAGTGAGCATTGGGCTGTTTTCCACAAACACGAACCGGGGTCGAACTTCGCTAACCACCCGCGCCATTTCTCGCCACATTCCCGATCGTGTTCCTTCGATGCCAGCGCCTCGCCCGGCTGCTGAAATGTCCTGACAGGGAAAGCCTCCAGATACAACGTCAACAATTCCGCGCCACGGTTTTCCGTCAAAGGCTTGAACGTCATCCCAAATCGGGAAAGGCGGGAGAATGCCGTCATTTTGTCTGGCAACAAGTATGCTTGCTGGATATGGCTCCCACTCGACAGCGCAGACGGTTCGCCATCCGAGCAAGTGTCCGCCGAGTATTCCTCCACCAGCGCCTGCGAAAAGAGCCAGCTCATTCATTTATTACTCGATTAGTCATGAACATGTCTCCAGGTCATAAAGTTTGCGGCTTCCCATGCGGTAGTCTGAGATACCTTTAGCCCCAAAACCTTGACCGCACAGTTCACGCAGACATCCATCGCCACGAGTCTGCGAAGTTCCCGAACGTCTTTTTCTGTCATCTTGACGCTCGGGTGGTTTTCGCCAATCGGGGTGTTGTTAATGCCTCTTTTAATATCCGTACCCTTCATCAATCATTTCTGAGAACACGCGCATGATTTCTTCTTCGATTTCCCGCTCCTCCTCTCTGGTCATGTCATCAAAGTAAATCTGGGAACCTTCATCATCTAAGAACTCCCACTCAAAATCTTCGGGTTCGGCCGGATACCAAGTATCCGGGTGTCCGCTGTCTTTGCCCTTAGTCGCTGGCTGAAACCACAGGACGTTGATAATCACATCCTTACCGCGAAAGCTCATTTCGAATTCCATATGTCACCTCACTGAATCAAACGTAAGCAGGATAATACCAAGTAGAATACTAAAACGGAATATCATCCGTAAACTCATCTTTGACAATCTTTCTGGATTCAGAGATAGCCCGGTTCCCTGATTCTGTCTTTCCTTGAAGGGCCAAGCTCATAAACTTCTTGCCGTCCTTCTTGGAGGTGCGTATCCAGGCGGACAGCCAGAACTCCTTTCCGCCAACGGTTACCGCGCCACGGTAGTCAGGGTGGTTGTCCTGCTCCTTCCGGTCATTCTTATAAAGAACTCCACTATTGTCGCGCTCATTCCTTATTTCGTTCATTTCTTCCTCACTGCCTTGATAAAGGTTTTGGTTGAGTCATCGCACATTTCATAAACCAGCTTCTTGCCTTCCACGTTCAGCTCGTCGAAGAGTTGATTGCAGGCAAGCTCGTCCTGGGCGTCCTTAGCCTCCGCAAGCTGTTGGACGTAATCCATCCTAAGCATGGCGGCTTTCTGCTCAAGCTCCCGGCCCAGCGCCTTCTGCTTAGAGTTCAGTCGGCCAAAAGCGAAACGGTAGCCTTGATCGTCAGCCTTGGATATAGCAAGCAAGGCAAAGCCATTGCCTTCTTCCAGCGCCCTGACGACCTCTCCGAGCCTGCTCTGATTGTCCACCCCTTCTTTAGTCTCTGGGGTTTCCTTCGACCCAGACGAGGAGTCTACGGCGTCATGCTCAATAATCTCCAGCGCAGCGACCCACAGATACCGTCGAAGATAAGTCTGCGAGGCCCCAAGGTTCTGGACAGGATGACAGCCCTTAAGCTGGGCCTCAGCCAGCGGACTTGAAATCACAATCCTGTCTGTTGGGTTCTCAACGTCCACGATGGTCATGGTTGCTTCAGCGCCAAACGAAACAAACGCGCAGAGCCCATGCTTGTGGAAGATGTCTATGGCTGGCTTGATGAAGTCGGCCAGCTCGAAATACTTATAGCCCGCGAACTTGTTCTCACCTGACTTCTTAAGTTCCCGACTGTGAAACTCAACTCTTGCTTCTGACAATTTCTTAAACACGCTCATACATTATCCCTTTGATATTCATTTACATATTTTAAATTGATGCAATTTTTCGTGTGTCATAAAACGATATTATTTTACCATCTGCTCCTGCATTTACTATCGTTGAATTAACCCACACTTTATCTCCGCTTTGTAGCCTGCGAATGTGCCCGCGTCGCAAATGTTCGCGCGGAGAACGATGCCCGCTTTCAATGTTATTTTTTTTTTCGTTTCGGCTTTCCCTAAGTACAAGAACCCTATATTCATCAAACGGGATGGCCCCGCGATTTTTAGCGCCCCTGTTAATCTTGCGAACTTCCATTGGTTCGTGGTCTATGTTTTTGCAAGATAAAGCCTCAATCAACTCAAGGACCGCCATCATTTCATCATGCAAATCACAATACGCATAACGCTCCCATTCACTACCAAATTGCGATATTCCTGCGCTTCCTGTAGGTTTCAAAACCACCCCAATGTCTAAAGCTTTTCCGTTTGTGATGTTTTTTAGGGGGAAAGTTTTAGTTCTTTGGTTGTCGCTTTTCCTTACCCTGCAAGCAAATGGAATCATACTCCAACAATCTCCAGCAGGAATTTTAGCCATGACAATCGAATAAATTTCTATCCAGCCGTCTACTTCTTTCGCAACAGCAATTCTTTTTGGAGCTGGAGTTGTTTTGCCTTTTCCAAATTCTTTTTCTACTAATCCGCCTCCGCCATTTTCGTTGGATGTATACTCTATAACCACGTTCGGATAAGGGAGGCGCAAAATCTCAGGAAGTCCTTTTAACTCGTCATTCAAAATTCTTCCGCCATCAGGCAATACAAACTTAACAGCTTGATTCGCGCAATCTATAACGCTTTCGCACGCATCAGCATCATAATGAAATCCAAATAAACGAAGACCTGGGATAAATCTACTTTTTAAGTCTGCAGTTGCTTTGCGTAAATAATTCAAAGCGTGCATGAGATTACTCGCTTCTTTTCCACTTGTTTTCGATTGATCGACGCGCGGCCACGGCCAAGGTTGCACACACCATCTTCCCTAGTTCGGCCATCGCGGTTTTTTTATCGTCCGGGTGACAGGCGTACATCGCAGCAACCATGCCGATGATGTCGGCAGGGCTGTCTGCAAGGAGCTCGATGCGGCCCTCTTCGTCTACCCAGTCACTAATGAGCTTCGCCTGTTCGTCACGGGTCAGGCGGTCCCAGTTTCCACGTCCTTCTTTCTGAACCTTGCGTGCCATTGCTTCCCACATATCAACCTCCGTAGATTGGGCTGGTAGTCAGCCCTACCCAAAGAAACGACCCCACGACAATCACGGCGAAAATGAGTTCCGCCAAGAACTTTAGGACTGTTTTCATTTCAACCTCACCTGTTTGGTGGGACTATCCTACCAGCACGAGACCCTGCGTCAAGCCCTATTTCTGTTCCAATGGTGACAACTTGAGCAGAGGGACAGGAAGTAATTACTTCTTGTGCCGACAATCACGGGTTCGCTAACCCGTGAAACAGGGACGGCAAGGGACGCATCTTCACTTATCGGCGTATACGCGCGTGCACATGTGTACGTCTATAAAGCAAAGTCCGTCCCTCAGCGTCCCTGCTATTGACCAGATGGTAGGATGCTGCTATAAAGCACCCATGAGCATGACCGAAAAAGCTAGAAAGTACGTTCACTCCCTGCGGGGAGAGTGGCCTAGACTCTGTTCGGAGACCGGGCTTAGTTACCACTGGATATGCAAGTTCGCCCAGGGGGTAATCAAGAACCCCTCGGCGGCCTTCGTGGAGAAACTTCAGAAACATGAAAAACGCACATCCTGAGCTGGAGGGCATCATCATGGGAACCGTCATTGGATTAATCCTTTGGGGCCTTATCATCACGATAGGGGCTGCGCTATGACCCAGCGGGAAAAGGTCCTGAAAGCCCTTCTGAGGGGCCAGAAGCTTACTCCCTTGGAAGCCATTAACCGAGGTATGGGCCTGCGCCTTGGGAGCCATATACACGCTCTCCGTAAGGCAGGACACGACATCCGCTCTGAGCTTGTCCAGAAAGGAAATGCGAGAGTTTCAAAATACTGGTTGCACATCGCTTGAACCAGTAATATTCTGAACATCGGCCTAGCTTAGCTGGCGAAGAGAGGACCTCGACTACCCTCCTGGCCGATTCCCTTCTTAGTCGTTGGTCTCTAGTCAGGGCCAGCCAAACCCCGACTCGTACTCCGCACGTTAGCAGGTGCGCGCTTGTCGCAGCTCGGAAGTAAAGCAAGCAAACCAAAATAGAGTGGAGCACGGTCCCACCCTGACCGCCACGACGGTGACGAGCCAGTACCCCAGGCTTGCCCGATACGGAACGATTACCGGCAGAGCTTTTTAGCTTTGTTCGACAGTAAGGCTAGGAGAAATAAGCCTTAAGACCTGTCACCGGAAAATGGGTGGGGTGTCTTTAAAATATGATTAATCCACAATTAAAAGCATTGAGACTAGAAATCCTGAGGGATAAAAACCTCAGGGAAAGATGGGAAGAGCGAGCAGCCATTATGCAATACGATGGCGGTCTTACTCGGGAACAATCAGAAGAAGCTGCAATCGTTGAGGTGTTAAATGATAGATCCAGAACTGTGGGCGGACTTCGTCCAACATCGCAAAGACATCAAGAAACCATTAACCCAGACAGCCGAAAAGCGAATGCTCTCCCGGCTTTCTAGATTCCTCGAACAAGGTATGAACGTGGACGCTATGCTGGAGCGCAGCATCGTCAATGGCTGGCAAGATGTCTGGCCAGAACAGAAAGAAAGTCGACCCCAAGCCCACCGCATTGCAGAAATCCCGGAAACCCCAGAAATCGACAGAGAGGCCGCCAGGGCCGCTGTCAAAGAAGCTATGGGTAAACTGAGGGTCATCCGATGAACCGCGAAGAATACCTTTCAAGAGCCCATGAGTTTGCTCAGAGGGGGGAGCGCCATCCGAGGGCTGTCCTGACAGAAACCGTCGTTAAAGAGCTTAGGCAGGCAGGGCAGAAGCGAGCGCAGATACGGGGATGGATTCGGGACAATCTCTCAGACGAGGCCCTGTGTACTCGACTAGGACTGCATCGCAGAACCCTGTGGACCTACCGAGACTTGATTCCCGAGATTCAGGATGCAAGAAAAAAGCGGGAAGAGCTGTACAAATACCTTGCCGAGAACCTCACGAACGATGCACTCTCCGTCAAGTACAAACTCCACCCTAACACGGTGGACAAGGTCATTAACCGGGGAAGGTGGGCTCATGTGGACGAGGAAAGGCGAGTGGTTCCTCGAGAACCCTCCTATGAAGCTGTGCAAAGCCCTAGTCGACGGGCAACCTAGATACACACTGACCGAAAACAAAGAAATACGGGCGGTCTTTGACTGCCCAGAGAAGGCGAAAAAATGGGCCTCCCAGATTCAGAAAGGGTCGGAAAGGCCCTCAATTTTCTATGCGATTCCGACGAGCCATATGCCAGAGCCGCCGCCCAGTTGGAGGCTGCGGAACTCCGAGTAAAACAGGTCCGGGAAGTAGCCTTTCTTGAGGCGACCGGGACTCAGGCAGAACGAGCCGCTAGGGCTAATCAGACCCCGGAAGCTTTAGAAGCGAACGCGGAGCTAGAGAAGAAGGTCTACCAGAAGGAGCTACTGAAAGCCAGACGCGCAACCGCGCTAGTCCTAATAGATGTCTGGAGAACGCTAGAAGCCTCTCAGAGGCGCTCATGAGGCCCTGGAGGAGCAGAAAGTACCTAGACCGTATCAGACATCTACCATGCCAGCTTTGTGGCGTAGACGACGGCACAATCGTTCCAGCGCATTATTCTGGAATATACAGTCAGCAACTTGGAAAAGGCATGGGGCAAAAGTCCTCTGACCACTGCGTTGCTGCGCTGTGTCATAACTGCCACGAGAGCATGGACAAATACGCCGACGGGAATACAGACGCCCGAGCGGTCAAGTTCATGTTGGCTATCTTCAAGACTCAATGGGAACTTCTGAATGAGAGTAACAAAAACTGACGCTAACCATGCCCGGATTATGAAGGTGCTCCGGGATGCTGGGGCCGAAGTGACTTCTCTGCATAAAGTAGGCCAAGGCGTCCCGGACCTTCTGGTGAGCTTTTGGGGGAAATGGTTCCTGATGGAGGTCAAGGACCCGGACAAACCTCCTTCGGCCAGAAAGCTAACAAAACCCCAAGAGGAGTGGATAGCGAGGCAGAAAGCCGAGGTCCACATTGTGACCACGGACCAGTCTGCGCTGGACTGTTTAGGCATCGGAGACTGGAGAATAGCCCTTGGCGATGATATGGAAAAAGGAGCATGACCGATGGACACAGATTGTCCAACCCGGTCAGCATCGCCTGATGGCGGTCTGGAGGGGAAAACATTGGGTGGTTATTAGGAATTTTTGGAAGCCCAGCGTCCTACAATGGGATTTTCCCGTTATACTAGGTAAGTGGAAAACCGCCCGAGAAGCCAAACAGTTTTGC